CGACGATTCGACCACGTCGAACAGATACACCGATTGCAGCGGCTCGATGGCGGCGCGGGCCGTCATGGGGCCGGTGCGGGCATAGCCGCGCACCTCGTCGGTCAGGTCGGCCACGTCGATGTCGCCCGCGGCCACGCCGACAGCCGCGCACAGGTCGGTGACAATATCCGCCAGCAGCGCGCCGTTGGCCGTGGCTGGCGAGCGGTAGACCGTGGTCAGGCCGCTTCCCCAGCCGGCGTAGACATAGGCGCCGAACACGGCCAGGCTGGCATTGCTGCGGCCGGGGCTGAATACCGCGCTTGAAAACTGGGTCAGCGTGGTGCCGTTCGTGGTTTTGTAAAGCACGTTACTGCTGCCCAGGCCGATCCACAGCGTGCTGCCGTATTTCCAGGACCCCATGTCGGTATTCGTGGCGCCGACGGCGGTGCCGGTCCAGGTTTCGCCGTCCGACGTTACCCAGCACTTCGGCGTGGCGCTGCCGCTGCCGCTGAAAACCACGCAGCCGGTGCTGCCCAGTTCCCAGGCGCGATAAGTGCCGATTTCGTCGAAAAACTGCGGCGCGGTCAGGGTCGAATAATCGGCCAGCGTCTGCTGGTAGGTGTAGTCGAGGCCATCGGCCGAGGTGTAGACGAACACTTCGTCGGCGGTGTCGCCGTAGGCATAGTGATAGAAGGTGCCGGAGATCGTGAAATCCAGCTTAGGACAGTCGACGCTGCTGGCCGGGTAGGCCACGTCGAATGTCAGGTCGATGCCATCGGCCACCAGCGTGCTGCCATCCAGGCTCATGCTGCGCGTGGTGATATTACCGACACCGCTCTCGAAGATCAGATAATCCGCCAGCCGCTTGTCGAATGTCAGCGGGGCGATGCTGGTGCGGGCGAAGCTGCTATCGAAATAACTGCCCTCCGGCGCTTCCTCATCCGGCCCCATGGCGCCATACACCCGGCTGCCGAGCGGTATGGCGACGTTCGGGATATAAAAGCCGCTGTCGGTGTAGAGCGTGAAATTGGCGCCGCCCAGCGTATCCACCTCGACGGAAACCTGCGGGATCCGGTTGCCGTAGTCGGCCAGCGGGATGTTGGCAAAAACCATGTACGCCAGGCCGCGATAGGCCGGGGTATCCGCCGCACCGACATCGGCCTCGATGGTCGGGTCGGGGTCCTGCGTTTCGCTGCCGGTATAGACCGTGACGCCGGTGGGCAGGGCATCGCTGACATCGCGTTCGTAAATCAGCTTGCCGTCGGCCCATATCCGCCGCACGGCGGCGATCTCGCCTTCGCACAGCCCGACGGCCCAGCTCGCGCTGTAGCTGTAGGTGGTGGTGCTTGTCTTGCCACCGCCGCCGCCCTTGCCGCCGCCGTGCGATTCCGTGCTGACAGATTCCACCAGGTCGGTGGCCCATATCACGTTGCCGGACATGCGCCAGGTTCCCCATACCTCGGGAATGGCGGCGCCTTCGGTGCTGGCCTGCACGGTCAGGTCGGAAAGCCGCGGGCCTTGTACGTTCTGGTTCGGTATCTTCGGCGTGGCGAGCGCCGAGCCGACCAGCCAGCCGATGCTGGCGCCGGACATGCCGAGCACCGTGCCGGGGATCAGGGCCGAGCCGAGCGCGGCACCGGCGGCGGCGATCACCAGCGAGGCCATCAGCAATGCCCCCCACGCTCGCCTAAACCAAAGGCCACGCGGCTCGCTGCCCCCCCAGGGGGGGCGCGATGTGCTAAGGGCGACCAGGCGCGCATCAGGCCACTCCCGGCAACACATAGCCGCGCACCAGGCGCGACTGCCACAGGGCGTCGATGCGGTGCTCGCACACCTTGCGGCTGGCGGCCCAGGCGTGGATGATGCCTATCGGCGTCATGATCGCCAGGTGCTTGGGGGCGTCGTTCAGTTCAACGCGAAACAGCAGCACGTCGCCCGGCTGCGGCTTGTCGGTGCGGGTCATGTGCGCGTCACAGGTCTGCTCCACATCGCGCGGCAAGGGGCCGTAGCCGGTGAAGTCCAGCGTGGTCAGGTCCAGCGCGCGCGCCACGCCAAGCACCAGGCCGACGCAGTCGACCGCATGGCCGCGCAGGCGGCCCTGGTGCCGGTAGCGCGTGCCCAGCCAGGCACGGGCGGTGGTGACGATCAAGTCGCGGGTCACGGGCGGATTAGTGGGCATTGGGGGTCTGCACCAGTTTGTCGATGCCCGGGATGTGCGGAAAGCCGCGAAAATTGACCACGTTGCTGTACGTGTCGCGGCAGGTGGACAGGTTCTTGTCGCAGCCGGCGGTGGCGGTGTAGGCGTCGCCGATTTCCACGTCGTAACCCATGGGCAGGAATAGCTCGACCGCGCTGCCGGACAGGCTGACGATTTCCATGGCGCGGCCGTCGTTGGCGCCGCTGGTAAAGGTGATCACGCCGCCGCCGGCGCTGGGCGCGCTGCTGAGGGTAAAGGCGCGATTGCTGGTCACCGCCGACACGGTGCCGGTGACGGTATGCGAGGCCAGATCAATGCCACAGCGGTCGTCGCCGAAATCGGCATTGCAGCGGCGGGTATAGGTGCGGCCGATGGTTTGCTGGAAAGGCTGCGACATGCCGCGCAGCTCGACGCGGGCCGTGGCCTGGCCGATGGATACCTCGCCCAGCGTGCCCTTGCGCACGGTCATGCTGCCTTGCGTGAGGTCGGCCCAGTTGCACAGCAGAATCTCGACCGTGGCGTGGTCGTACAGGCCGGCCATCAGGTCGGCCTCGGTAATCGCGGCGGCATCGAGCACCAGATCGACATCGAGGTTATCGACCGAGAAGTCGCCGGAGGATTGCACGGCGCTCGGCCGATAGGCGCCGGTGTCGGCCTGGTAGGTGACGCCGCCGACGGTGAGGTCGCGGTCGTGCCCGGTGAAGCCCATGACCGTCGCATCGCTGCGCGTGAGCTTCCACAGCACCGCCAGCGTGGTGCATTCCGCGCCGAAGTGTGCCTGCAGCGTTGCGCCTACGGTTTTCATGTGCGGATCTCGAACAGCGGAATGGAGCGGCAGGCCACCAGCACGTCGCTGGCGTTGCGATCGACGACTTCATATTGCAGGCGGTCGATGTCGAAACGGCAAGGCACGTCGAACTCGCCGGTCCATCCGGTGGGGTTGCTGCCGCCGGTTTTGGTGACGATGCCGGTGGTGTAATCCACGGTATAGGTGCCGCCGCCAGCGACCGTCACGGTGCCGCTGCGCGGCTTGGTGATAATGCGGTCATTGGTCGAACTGCCGGAGGTGTAGCGCTTGACCATCTGCCAGGTGGTATTGGCGGTGATCACCGTGAGCACGCCATCGGTGCCGGCCGTGGCTGAATAATCGACGATATCGCGAAAACGGAAGCCGTTAAGCCGGCCCTGCGCGATGCGGAAAAACGCGATCAGGGTGGCCAGGTCGGCGGCGGTTTTCACGGCCTGGCTGGCCTCGTATTCGTGGCGGGATTCCGACCAGTTGGCATTCCGTGATTCGTAGCCCGAGGCCATGCTGACCACGCCGGTGGAAAAGCCCGGGCCGCCGACGCAGCCGAATGCGATGTCGGTCGGGAATACCGGGGTTTCGAGGAATGCCATGCTGCTATCCGTTCCGGCGCAGGGCGCGCTGGATGGCGACGCCGGCCGCCTGGGCGATCTGCGCCTGGCTGCGTGCGTCGACATTGCCGCCGACGGTGAAATGGTTAACCACGCTGATGCCGCTGCCGCTGCGGTTTTCGCTGGCCGGCACAATGCGCTCGCCGCGGTGGATCTTGGCGATCATGTCACGCGGCACGAAATCGCTGCCGACGGCAAAGCTGGGCAGCATGCGTGTCATGGCCGTGGATACCGGCGCCGGGGCCTGCGCTGCGCCGCCGCCGAACAGGCTGCCGATGGCGCCATTGAACAGGCCGCCCAGCACGCCGGACCCCTTGCCGCCGGCCACGCCGCCAAACAGGTATTTGGTCAGGTCGGCCGCCGCGGCTTCGGCCACCATGCGGCGCATGGCGTTGGCAAAGCCGTTGACCATGCCGGACAGGCCGCCCTCGAAGGGGTCGAACAGGAAATCGGCAAAGGCGTTCTGTGCGTTCTTGGCGGCGTTCTCGGCAAACTGGTCGAGCACCTTGCCGGATTTGTTGACCGCGTCGTCGAAATCGCTTTGCGCCTGCAATACGGCGCGGCCGTAGGTTTCCTGATCCAGCGCGCCACGCTCCTGCAGATCGTTCAGGCGCTTGTATTGCGCCTCCAGTTTTTCCAGCGGGGTGCGGGTCTGCTCGAAAACCGAATACGCTTCGTCATAGCTGGCGATCAGGTCGCGCAGCGGATCGTTCGCGCCACGGAATGCGCGCGCGGTTTTCTCGAAGGCTTCCATTTCCTTGTCGAGGTTCGGCATGCCAAAGGCAAAGCCGGGGGCATCCTTGGCCTTTTTGCCGGCGCCGCCCAAAAACCCGGCAATGCCGCCGGCGGTGGGCTTGCCGGCGGCTGGCGTCTTGCCCGCCGCCATGGCGTCGAGGATCTGCTGCCCGCTCTTGATGTTGGCGCCGCCGCCCTGCGTGCGCATCCAGTGGATGATGCTGCCCGGCTTGGCGTCGAGTTCTTTTTCAAGCGCGCCGCCGAGCTTGTTGACCATGTCGACCATGGGCGAGAGCACGCGCGTGACCAGCCCGCCGCCCAGCGTCTTGAATTTTTCCCAGCGGTCGTTGAATTCATCGGCGCGCTTCGCCGATTCGGTGGTGACGCCCGATAATTCCTTGCCCTGGCGCACCATTTCCTCGATGGCCTTGCTGCCTTCGGAGAGCAGCGGCGCGGCGGATTCCCAACCCTTGCCCAGCGCTTCGGCCGCGACGGCGGCGCGTTGCTGCGGATCCTCGATCTGGTTAAGCACATCCGCCAGCTGTCCGAATGCCTGCAGCGGGTCCTTGGCGGTGATACCCAGCGCGCGGAATTTCTCGCTGTTCTTGCCCATTTCCTTCGCCAGCTTGTCGATGCTGCTGACCGTGCCGTCGAGGTCTGAGCCGGATTGCCGCGCGGCATGGCCGATGCCGGCCAGGGTTTCGACCGTCAGGCGGCTGGTTTTCGACAGGTCGTTGAGGTGATCCTCATAGTCGATGGTGGATTTCACCAGCATCCCCAGTGCGCCGGCGCCGGCCACGGCAGCGAAAGCCGGGCCGAGCCGCATGCCGGTGCTGATCAGGCTGCCGAAGCCGCCCTGCAGCGACTTGGCGGCGCTGTCGATGTTGCGCAGGACGCCGCTGGCCTGGTCCTTGGCGCTGATGATTACTTCTACTTTTGGGCTAGCCATGTTCGCGTTTTCGGATTTCCAGGTATGCCATCCAGCCGTCGAATTCGTCCACCGTCATTTCCAGCACATCGGCCACTTTCATATGCAGCCGGTCGGCCAGCGCATATGCCCGGATCAGATCCGGGCTGGCCATCAGTTTTTTTCCGCTTCCTTCTCGCCGGCGTTGCTGACGATGGCCGACGCGACCCGCTCGACCACCATGGGGTCGCACTGGGTCAGCAGCGCGCGCTTGTCCTCCAGGTCGAACATCGGGCGGCCATCGGCGTGGCGCGCTTTCAGCACCAGCACATGCGCCTGCGCGGCGACGCTGCCTTCGGCCTGGCTGCGGTTGACAATCAGCTGCTTTTCGGCGAGCGTGAGCGGCGAGAAATACACCACCAGCGGCGCGCCCTCGTCGCCCCATTCGGGCACCTCGACGTGGCGCAGTTCGCTGGCCGAGAAATGCAGCCGGGCGCGGTCGATGATCGGGTTGGCCATGGGATCAGGCGGCCGTGGAAATGGACAGGGCGCCCGTGCCTTGCAGGCTGACGGATCGGGTGATCATGCCGTTGCTGTCGGGCACCGTCACGCCGATGCTCTGCACCAGGGCCGTGCCGCTGTAGTACTTGTCGCCGGTGCTGGCGCCTTCGGGGTACAGGTTGAGCGTGACCGATGCGCCAATGGTCAGCGCTTCCTGGCCGGTGCTGTCGGTTTCGTCCCACAGACAGTTGACTTCGGCGGTCCAGCTCGACCGGCCGGCCTTGAAGGTGCTGGCCGAGTCGTTCTGGCTGCTGTCCTCGACCATGTTGGCGGTTTGCGATACCGACCAATCGCGCACTTCCGCGACGGTATCGGTGCCGAGCTTGACCAGTCCTTCGCTGCCGGTATGGGTTGCCATGTTGAAACTCCTATAAGGGTGATTGCGGGCTGCCTTCGGCAGCGATCCATTCGACCCGCACCGTCACGTCGGCATTGCCGGCGCGGCGGTCCAGATCATCTGAAAACGATTTATCGACCGATTCCACACGCACATCGCGGGCCTTGCCGCCCAGCGTGCGGTTGGCATACAGCGCGGCCTCGATCTCGGCCAGGCTGGTATTCAGCACGGTTTTGGCATCGGCGTCCTTGCAGGCGATGCGCACCGTGAAGTCGACGCTGCGCAACTGCGTGCGCGGCGGCTTTTGCGTCTGATAGACAATATCCTCGCGGCCATCGTCCAGCACGCGCAGCGCGGGCAGGTTGGCCTCGGGAATGGGCGTCAATTCGTCGGCATACACATGCGCGCCGGTACTCGCCAAGCCGGTCAGGGCCGTGACCAGCGCGCCGTGTATCTGGGTGATGCCGTGGCTCATCGCTGCAGCACCAGAATGGTCATGCCGGTGCCATCGGGGCGCACTTCGGTGACGCTGTAGGCCGTGGCGTTGATGGTGATGCTGTCGTCGACATCGACGCTGCTGACATCAGCGCTCGCGCACATGAAAACCGGCGCCGTGCCGGGCACCAGGCTGAAGGCGTCCTGATAGGCGTTATCGAAGATGCCGCGCACCGTGGCCGCACCGACCGTGGCATCGGTGCCAAAGTCGGTGAAGAACGGTGCGCGGTCCTCGACGAATGCCACGGTGCGCTATCAGTCAGCGATGGCCGAGGTGGCGATCGGGCTGGCGTAGCGGGCGCCGTGCAGCAGGTAGGACACCTGCCCCACCGCGTTCGCCATGAGCAGCGAATCGACACGCACGCAATCGAAGCCGTTGGCGACATCCAGATCCGCCGCATCCACTTCGATCACGTACATGAGGTTCTTGTTGTCCGTGGTGTCGGTGGTGAAGGTGTTGCTGGATACCGTGGTTTCGACCAGGGTGTCGCTGGCGCCGGTGTCGATGTTGGCGTACATGGTGTCGAAGGCCAGGGCCTTTTCGCCGGTGCCGGCCACCGCGGTGGCTTGTTTCAGCGTGATGGCGCCGCCGGTGACGGTGGTGGCGTTGTCCACGGTGATGAAGATGGTGCAGCCGGCGTAGCCCTTGAGGGATACATAGTCACAATCGCCGTTGGTGGTGGCCAGCGCGCCGATGATCGGCGAGCCTTGCACGAACTTGACGATATCGACCAGTCGTTTTCCTTCCATGATCTATTTCCTTTCAGTTCGGGCGGCCAGACTGCGCCGCCCTTGGGTTCAGGGTCGCCGATTACGAACGGGTGGCCAGGGTGACGAAATGGCTGCGCGTCGAGCTGCCGTTCTTGGCAGAGACTGCAGCCGCCAGGGCCGGTTGGCCGTCCATGCGGAACACCAGGCGGAATGCCTGCACGTCCTGGTCAAACCAGAGGTGCATCGAGGTGGCGAATTCCGCGCCGCCGCCCTTGGTGATGGCGCGGTAGCCGCTGAAGTTGCCCAGGATGATGTCGCCGCGGGTGCCCAGCGTCTGGCAGGCGTCCGACTCGATGATCGGGCGGCCCAGCAGAAAGCCGTTCGGGGCGGACTTGAAGCCCTCTGAGGGCGGCGTCCAGATCGGCTGATTGCCGATGGTGAGCTGCATGATCTGGTTGACTGCATCCGGGTGCACAATCCACGCCAGGTTGCTGCCGGCGCCCTTCAAAACGCGGCCGTACATCTTGCCGATGTTGGCCGAGTTGATGGTGGCGGCGGTTTGCGCGGCTTCGGCGGCCTGCGACACCGTCGATGCGGCGGTCATGACGCCCAGCGGCTGGCCTGAGCCGGTGCCGTTGATGATGGCGTCGTTGACCTTCCAGTCGACCGCTTCGCCCATCTTGCGCAACAGGTAGGACGACATGGCCGGCGCATCGGCGAGCAGTTCGTCGGTGGCGGCGACCAGCACCTTCAACTTGCGCAGGTACAGTTCGGACGTTTTCAGGCTGGCCTTTTTCGGCGTGGTCTGGTTGGCTTCGCCTTCCCAGCCGGCATAGATGCCGGTGCTGCCCCAAGGCGTGGTTTCATCGCTGGGGAAGCGCATGCTGTTGCCCGACACGGGGGTCGAATCACAGCGCGAGAGCAACGATTCCTGCGCGTAGGCGATGCTGGAAATTTCGCTGGCGAAAGCCGGCGGCACCGCAAACCCGCCGTCGGTGCCGACGCCTTCGTTGCTGTAGGTGCTGACCGCGCGCTGCATGCGGGTGACATCGGCATCGCTGGCGCGGCCGGTGGTCATGCGCACGACCAGCGAGGCAAAGTCGCCGATGTTGCGGAAGCCGGCCTTTTCGTCCAGCTTCTGGTTGTCGGTGACTTGCGGTCCCTTGCCGAAAGGCAGGGGCGCCGGTGCGGCGGCACGGCGGGCCTTGAGGATTTCGCCCTGCAGTTCGGCCAGCGACTGGCCGGCGCTGATGGCCTTCAAGGCCAGTTCGGGGCCGTTTTCTTCCTTGTGCTCGGCGCCCAGGGCGATCAGGTCGCTGACGCGCTTCTGCTCTGCGGCACGGGCCGACTCTGCGGCGCGCGTTTCAGCGGCGCGCAGATCGTCGGCGATTTGTTCGGGGGTCTTTTCCATGGTGCGTTTCTCCATGAGGGGTTGAGGGGTGAGAATCACCGGGCTTTCTTCCATCGAGCGACCGACGCCCACCGTGGGGTCGGCCGGCACCGCACACAGCGTGACTTCGTAGGGTTCCCAGTCGGTTACGCGGTAGGTTTCGACGGCCTTGTCGCCGGTTTCCACCAGTTGCGCCTTGTGGATCAGATAGCCGACGGATACGTTCTTACGGATGCCGTCCAGTACGTCCTGATAGACTTCCTCGGCGCGCGCGCTTTTCCCAAAGCGAACGACGGCGCGACCTACCCGGTCACTGTCGATGCGTACCGATTCCACCACCCCGACGATGTCTGTCGCGTTGTGATCACACAGCAGCGGCCCGCCCGATTTCAGGCGGCCCAGCCGTACCGACTTGCTGCCGTGGTCGAGGATTTCACGCCCCCACCAGCGGTCATAGGGTTCCTCGGAAGAAAACGCGAGTTCGATGGTGCGGTTGGCCTGGTCGACACTGGCGCGGTCGAATGCGAAACTGCGCTCGACGCGGGTGCCGGGTTTCAGGGTTTTTTGCGCATTCATCGTCATGTCGTATCCCGTGGAATCTGCAAGTGCAGGCGTAGATTCCCAAATTGCAGGGACACGAATAAGGCAAGCGATGTCCGAATTACAGGACCGACATCAGCAACAGCAGCGCCTCGCTGTTTTCGGCCTTGCGCTTGCGCGGCTTCGGGTTGAACAGCGTGGGCGATATCCACGCCATGCCGCCACCGCCGGCGCTGTCGGGTGATTCGCCATCCAGTTCGAGATACGCCTGCGCGGTGCTGATGCCCGCGCTGCTGCCGGATAGCCAGGCGACGGCGGACATCGTTGCGGCGGCGCTGGCGCTGCCGGCGATGGTGCCGCGCAGGGCATTGGGGTCGGTGGCCTGCTGGCCCCACGCATCGCCCCACGCATTGCCCCAGCTATCGAGCCAGGACGATGCCATTTATGCCGGCCCCCATTCGGTGCCGCTTTGCCCGTCACCGCTGACGGCGTAGTCGTTGACTTTGCGGATGTCCGCATGAATCGGCGCGGATTGTGCGGCGGCGATCACCGCGGCGGCCAGGTTTTCCGGCGACAGGTCGGTGAAGGGGCTGATGCTGCCGGACAATGCGCCGGTGGCATAGCGCACGGCACTGGCGGTGCAGCTGCCAGACGCTTCGCCGGATAACCAGCCCGCTGCGGTAGCGGTGGCGCTGGCCGTGGCGCTGGCGGTGCCGCTTGCCGAAAGACCTAATGCGGCGTTGATGCTGCCGCTGCCGCTGGTGCTGCCGGCTGCCGTGCCCGCCAGATTGACCACCAGCTGCAGTGTGGCGCTGGCCGTGGCGATCCCGGCGTTGCTGGCGGCAATGTTGCGGCCATCTGCCAGCGACAGCGTGGCCTCGGCCCTGCCCTCGGTCATGAAATGCGAACCGAGGCCGCCGGCCTTGGGGGCCAGCACATAGGCGGCCTCGGTATTGGTGCCCTGCGGCCAGGCGCTGCGGTCAGTGACGCCGCTGACGACGTGATCGCCGACATAGAATTTTTGGTAAAGCTGCGGCCGGCCAAAGCGCCCGAGCGGGTTCATGTACGCCGCCCCCAGCACCATGGTCTGGTTGCGGTTTTCCTGCGCAAAATTGGCCAGCAGCATGCCTTAATTCCAGACGAAATTGAGGTACCCGGAAAAGGCGGAACTGGCCGGCGTGGCGACGCCGGACCCCCAAACCCAGTAGAGCGCCGCGCCGTCATAAATGCGCGGCAGGCTGGGGATACCAAACATGAAATTCTGCTCTGCCGCCAGCCCCAACGTCGAGAGAGGGATCTGCGCCAGCTCGCGGATCAGTGCCACGGTATATTCGCCCGACACATAGCTCACGCTGTTTTGTATCGAGTCGATCTGTGCAATGCCCGAGTCGCCGGCCTGCTGCGGCATCATGTAATTGTATTTGCCGGTGCCGGTGGCGCCGGTGTAGATAATGTGGCTGTTGCTGGCGGCAGTCTTGCCGATAGGCAGCACCGTCGGCGTGGCGCGCGAGCCTGCCTGTGCGCTGTTGGTATAGCCAAGCGACAGGTTAGGCGTGGCCGCGCCAAGCGCCGTGGCGTTGCTGTTGAAAATGATGGCCTGCACGCCGGCGCCGTTGGTATAGCGCGGCAGCAACCAGGTGACGGTATGCGTGCCGGTGCCGGCGTCGGTGATGTTGATGACCGTGCCGGCGATGGCGTTGGCGTAGCTTGTCGCCAGCTTGAAGGTGGTGTCGGATACGCGCACGAAATAATAATCGGTGGCCGTGGCCAGCCCGCCCGGCAGTGTGGTGCTGGTGGTAAGGCGCACGCGCGTGCCGGTGAGCAGGTTGCTCGGTATGTTGGCCGTGCTGGTCCAGGTGCAGAGGTCGGACGAAGCGTCGGCGGTGAAGGTATCCGACTGGCCGAGCGTGTTGGCAGTCGATTGCGCGGTGGCGGTGGTGACCGAGGTCACGCGATAGAACCCGATCACATCCACCAGCGCCAGCGTGCCCGGCACTACGGTCGCGGCGGCCGAGACAGCAGCCGCCGACAACAGGTATTTGTAGTAACTCGGCTGCACACTGCCGCCGTGCTGGATGACACCGGCCGAGGCGGTGCTGTCTTTTACCGCCTGGAATGCCAGATTGGTACCCGCATTAAAAATCGCGTCGGCGCCGGGGTTGCCTGCGCCACGAAACAGCGTATGCCATTCGTTAGCCACAGCGGCGGCGGTCGGGTTGAAGTTCTTTCCCCAGTTGGCGCGATAACTCTGCCCATTGGCCAGGGCGGCGATAAGCTGGTCGTTGCTTGAAATTCCGGGCATGGTGTGGCTCCTAAGTCCAAAGGGTGCGCATTGCGCCGCGCAGTGCTACGCCCGAAAGCGAGCCATTGGGCAGCGCGATGGCGCTGATAAATGCGTCGTCCTGCACTTCTTCAAGTTCGCCGGCAAAGAGCAGCGGATCCTTGTCATACGGGGCATCAATGCCGCGCACCTGCGTCCATAGCAACGGCTTCACCAGCACCAGCGCGAAAAATCCGGTGTCGGCGCCGTTCATGGTGACCGACTCGACCGAGCGCACGCCCTTGTCGTCGTCTTGCAATGGCAGGAATGGGTGGCCGCCGCTTTGCGTGGTGCGCGACGAGGTGGTGATCGTGCCGGGCGCGGCGGCGGTGTTTTGCGTCACGTTCGGCGTGGTGCGGCCGGCAACGCCGTCGCTGTTCGTATAACTCACGCTGAAAGTCTGCCCGCCGGTACGCGATGAGATGGTCACGGCGATCATCTGCACGCCATCGCCGTCGGTATAGCGCGGCAAGGTAATGGTGTTGTCCATGACTTGCGGGGCGGTGTTGCCGTCCTCAATGCTGGGGTAGTACAGCAGGTAATCGCAAAAAATCAGCGACATCGGCAGCGGCGTCGCCGAAGCGCAGGCAACGCGCATCAGGCGCAGGTATTTCTTCATGCCGAGCGATGCCACCGCGCCACCGTGGAAAATTCCGCCATCGGTGCTTTGTCTGGTCTGCTGCGCAACCAGCGGCGCCGCGTCAAACCATTGTTTGGCCTTGGGGTTGCCGCTTGAGCCGGTCAGGTCGTACCAGATGCCCTGCGCGGTGACCTGGTTGATGTTTTTGACAAACTCATACTGGCGCACGCGCCCCTCAAGCTCGGCATTGACAAGGCGCCGCGTGTTGACCGGACTCATGGTGCAGGCTCGGGTGGCGGTTCTGGCGGTAGTTCAGTTTCATCGGGCGCAACGTCATACGGCACACCGCATTTGCATACGACGCGCTCAGACTCCGCACGCTCGACACGGGTGCGCAGGCCGCACTGCGGGCAGGTGCAGGTGTAGGACATCAATCCTCGGTGATGTCCAGATCGCCGGTCGCAAACTGCGGCTGAATGCCCGACGATACCGCCAGCGATGAGGTGAGCGCGCCGGAATACAGCAGCTTGCCCGCGCCGGATGAATCGGTGCCGACGCCGAAATGGGTAAGCGTGGCACCCGATGCGCCGCACTGGGCGAATTGCACCAGGGCGGCATTGCTGACGGCGTTGCCGGAAACCGTCCAGCCCGCACCGCTGCGTGCCACGGCCACGCGGGCATAGTTGGTGTACGCCGTTTCGTTGGTGGTCTGGTCGCCGGCTTCGCCGGGGTCGGCGGTGTGCAGGCTGACGTACAGGCTGCCGGCGGTGGCGCTGTTTTGCAGGCCCGCTGCATCGCCGATGAGCGTGATGTCGGTGTTGTTGAAGATCAGCAGCAGCAGATCGTTTTCAAAGGTGTTGGATTTACTCATGGCTATTCTCCGAAAAACTAAATGTCTGTTTCAAGTTGAGAGGTGGCGCGGATCTCGCCGGTATCGGGGTCGCGGTCGACTTCGCCCGTGGTGCGGCGATCAGGCAGCGACACAATGCTGACTTCGCTCTTTTCCGGCAGGACGGCATCGACCTGCACGTTGACGACCGGCGCTTCGCTGGCCGGTATGATTGCCTCGACACGCACCTCGGCCGGCTGCACGTCGACCTGCACGTTGGCCGGCTGAACATCAACGCGGGTTTCGGGTGTATGCACGGTGACCGCGCCCTGGTGGATGGTGACATTCGGCGC